TTATTCGTTGCGAAATACGTAGCCGTCCTTATACCAAAAGTCCGTACAGAAAAGGTCATCGGCATATTTCCCAAAATCAAAGTATATCAACGCAAAATCGGGCAAGTCATTCTCCATTTTTGCAAGTTCTTCCGCAAAATCCTCCCTGCTTGCATAACTTCCGATATAGTCCGATTGGAAAGACTTCACAAGGCTGTAAGCGTCTTGGGTGAGTTGGGCGTTGTTGCCGTCCGCCCATACCCAAAAGGCTTCTTTTTCCGTGTTGTTCAATCTGTCCAATTCGTCCCGAAGTTCAAAGAAGTTTTCTTCCAAATGTCCTTCGTCTATCAGACAATCGGGGATTTCCTCCCACGCTTGGAACATATATTCGGGTTCTTCTTCGTCCTCGTGTATCTCGGAACAACGCTCCATAAAGCCGTCCAAATCGTAGAAGTCCGAAAGTTCCACCCATTCGCCCTGCAATGAGCCGTTGTTGTACTTGGCATAAGTGCCTACATAGATGCGTGCTTCGCTTAAATCCATTGTTTCCATTTTCCTTTCGTTGTTTAAGGAGTTAAAACTCGAATAGTGAAGGTTGGGCTATCTGCTGTTCCTCCTGCTTTTCCGCTTTGGGTTTCTTGGCGGTAAGTTTGCGGTATTCCTCCGCTTGGTATCGCTCGATAGCCTTTTTCCGTGCTTCCGCCTTTTCCTCCTCTGTGAGTTCGATAGTATGGTTTACCACGACTTGGCAGTTGATGGACTTGCCCACTTCGATGTTATCTTCATCGTAATAGTGGACAGCGAGGGAATATACCTCATCATCGGACAGACCTGCACACTCCATTCTTTGGACTTCCGTCAAGATGTAGGTAATGCACTCGTCTATGTTCTTACTCTCCTTGCGGAAATTCTCCGCAAAGAGTTCATCGTATGATGCTCTCGTTTCCAAATAGTTTTGGATAACGTCCTTGAAATGTTCTGTACCTTTCATTGTCTTATGTATTTAGATTGTTGCTAAAATGATTTCTTAGATATGTATGGGGTTGACCTCTGAAAAGAGATAGATGATAAACTCCTTTCTGTCTTGCCGATTGAGTTCCTTGTACAGTTCCCCAAAGGCTGATATGTTTCCGTTTAGGTAAACCGATACCATATACTCGAAGATGTTGTCCACTTCGTAGTATCTGCATTGCTGTGCGATTGTCTTGCTTCTTCTTTTCATATATCTGTCTGTTTAAGAAATGAGTAACCAAAGTGTTGCCCTGATGATGAGGGCATAAGTCAGAATGTATACTGCGATAGCCAAAACGATGGTGAGGAGCAACCGAAAGAGGAATTTTCCTGCACATATCCCTGCCAGCCAAAGCCAAACGCTTCCGCCCCAAAGGAGAGAGCCTGCGAGTGCAAGTGCCACCCAAATTGATATTCTGTATCTCAGTTTCATCTTGTCTGATTTTTTTGATTTTATGCGGATTCCAGAGGTGAGGGAGTTGAGTTTCCATTTTCTTTTTCCCTGCTTCTCGCATATCCGACATTTTTTTTATGCGTCTTTCCGTCGGGTCGGTCGTTTTCGTTTCAGTGGCGTAAAAAGGTAGGGCTTAGGACAAACAAGGTTTTATGGCGAGAATACTACCTGCAATGAAATGGAAGTGTGGAGATTGTCGTCTAAACGGCTTGCCGCACCGACCTTTTTTGTCCGTGGAAGCCCGGAACTACCTTTGCCGCTGACAACGAACAAGCGATCCCGACATGATACACAGGCATAAGTGGAGGATGTGCAGGGAGAGAAGTAGGGCGAAAACAAAAAAACGCAGTCTTCGGAGACAGCATTTAGCATAGGAACAGAATACATTGAAAACAAAAAAAGCCACCCAAACGGGCGGCTCTACGAAAATAATTTGGAGAAAATTCTTTTTTTTCACGATATACTCTTATCTTTGCAACAGGTTATTCGAGTTATGCAAAGCGTTGTATATCATTGCAGAAGATAGGTCGCTAAATCATTACCTACTGCATTTCATAACTCATTAGGCTATTGAATGCCAATCAATTGAACCTAAATGATAGTTTTTATTAAAAAAGTATATGCCAAGTATAAACGACATCCTTGCAAATGAAGATTTTGGGCAGGTAGTTAGTACGCTATGTGTCGATACGATAGAATACCGGGAACCAAGGGAATATTACAGAGAATATCACGGTGAGCGCCGTCGGCGTAAAACCTCTGTCGGCTGGCGTGAACCGAAACGGCTGGCAGTCTATTCGGAGACATTGAAGGATAAGAATGGGGAACCGTTACGGTTGGAAGACAAGATTGTCGATGTGGCACGTATCGTTACCAACTTCCCGAAAAAGGAGGTGCGTACCTCTGTCGCCTTCTTGTTTGGCGGGCAAATGACGATTACGGGAACAGATCAGAACGATGGTTTCCAAGAGTTCAAACGTGTATGGGAACGCCGATTGAAAATGCAATCCGTCTTGAAGTCGTTCGCCCGTAAGGTGCTTTCTGAAAGTAAGGCTGCTCTTGTATTCTATCCGTATACTTCCAAAGGATTAGACGGCAAATTGATTACGGAATTGAAGGTTAAGACGCTTTCTGTTCCTCGTAATGAAAATACTTTCTCTGAATTTTATCCCCACTTCGATGATAACGACGATATGGATGCCTTTATCCATCGTTACCAAGTGAACTCTAATGGTATGATCCGGAACAGCTGTACAATTTGGACAGCAGATAAGATTATTACGGCTATCGATGAAATGGGTGGCTGGGTAATAAAAGAGGTTCCCAATCTATTCGGAAAGATTCCGGTCGTGTATGCAGATGTTTTCCAACCGGAATGGGACGAGGTTGCCGGTATCATGGATGCGCGGGAAATGCGTTTATCCCGTATGGCCGACACTAACGACTACTTTGCGGAACCAATCTTGAAAACGTATGGCGATTCCGATTTACCTTCTAAGGAAACAACCGGGAAAGACCTTAATTTCCCCATTAAGGTCGATGAAGTATCCGGCAAGGAGTATCATGGAGATGCGGACTATCTGACATGGACTGGCTCCCAGCCATCTGTAGATAAAGAATTGGAAGAAACGAAAAACGAACAATTTGCTGGTACATCTACGCCGGATCTTTCTTTTGATAACTTGAAAGGCATTGGCAACCTGTCCGGTGTCGCTCGTAAATTCATGCTGATGGATGCAACTATCAAGGCGAGTGAGAACATGGAAATATTCGGTCCGGTGGTTCAGCGTTGCGTGTCGGTCGTGTTGGCTGGGATATGCAATATTACCAACATCAAGTACCGTCCTCAATTGGTGAACAACCTGATCGATGTGGAATTTGGTTCCATTTTGCCGGAAGATCTGTCCGAGACATTGCAAACTCTGTCCCTTGCCAATGGAGGTAAACCGATCAACGCCCAACGCACGGTTACGGCTCATTCTCCGCTAACAGAAGACTTGGACGAAGAAATGAAGCTGATGGAGGAAGAGGAAGATACAGCAGCGCAACGCAATAATATGATCGGCTTAACAATGGGATATGGAGAATGAAAGAACTATCATTTCATGAGCGACAATTCCTGCAATGTCTGTTCCGGCAACAAGGCAGCATAAAGTATTCGTTTGACGAGTTTGTCCGTAGGATAGGACCTCTTTTGGCTAAATGGTCGGATCATGGAGGTGACCGTGTATGGATAGGCAACGCTACCATAGAGAAGCAAATCGAACGTCTGTTGGATGACCTGCATACGCAGCTCGTAAGCAATATATCCAATACGGCTACCGAAGTCTGGAATTTAGGCAATAGGAAAGCGGATGAACTGGTAACGGGCTATATCAAGGATATGGCTATATCCACTACGCTAAGGGAAAAGTTGTTTTCCCGGAATGGCGATGCGCTGAATACCCTATTGAAGCGTAAAGATGAATTTGGCAAAACTATATCCTCCCGTGTTTGGGATATAACGGACGGAGCTATGGATAATCTGGAGTATTATCTTTCTTCGGGTTTGTCCTCCGGTCGTCCGGCAGCGTTGATCAGCCAAGATATACGGCAATTACTAAACGAACCCAACCGTCGTTTCCGCCGTGTAAGGGATGCGAATGGCAAATTGGTCCCATCCCAACCGATGAAAGATTATCATCCGGGGCAGGGTGTTTATCGCTCGTCTTATAAAAATGCTCTTCGCTTGGCTGCGACGAAAACAAATAAAGCGTTTCGTACTGCCGACTACGAGCGTTGGCAGAATATGGATTTTGTGACTGGTATAGAGGTGGAGCGTTCGCCGACGAATCACGGGCCGTGTCCTGTGTGTGATGCCAAGGCTGGCAAATATCCGAAAGATTTCAAGTTTACCGGATGGCATCCGCACTGTATATGTGTGGCTACACCGATTATGATGGATCATGAGGAGTTCGCTGAATGGTTGCTTCATTAAAGAAAATGAGGGCAACGGGGATTCTGTAGTAAAGTGGCAGTTTACAGAATACACCCGATGCCCTCTAAATTGTTTACTCAATTGCCACGTAATATCTCTATTATACTTTCGCTTTTTGTGCCTGTAGTTTCGAATTTAACTTCTCAGCCTCCTTTTGCATGTTCTCGGAAGCGTGCTTGATGTAGTATAGCATTCCTTCGGTTCTTCCTATCTCTCGACCGGAATTGAAAGCGGCTTGCAGTTCTGGAGTGGAGTACTTACCCATTTCGGAGGGTTTGGCCGTTCTTTTGCCGTTACTATTGTTGGCGGCATTGGAATCCTTGGAATTGATAGACATATATAATAAAAAAAGGTATTCGTGCCTTTCCTGCTGTCTATCACATTCCAAGGGATGTTGTGGTCCCATTACAGTTCCACACAGGGGTACACGAATACCAAATATCGTTATACAATAAATGTGTGTGCATAAAAAATGCCCACATCCCTTAGTTAAATATGATAGACACCGCAAAGATGAGCACTAATTCTGAATTGTGCAAGGAAAAATTTCCCCTCCCTTATATTTTAAACAGAAAACTCTTATGACAATTTTAGATTTAATCAAGGCGGCATGTAAGACGAAAGGCGTGCCGGAGAAGTATGCGGAACGTATTCAGAAAACGTTCAAGATTGAGAAAGCCGAGGGGATGGAGGCTTTCGTGGACCTGTTCAAGGATAATATTCTTCCGGCAATCCAAGAAGCGGAGAATGAAGCTAAGACTACGGCTGAAACGGCCGCTGTCGCCGCTTATGAAGCCAAGCATGGGTTGAAGGATGGTAAACCGGTAGAAGATCCGGATAAGAACAAGAAAACGGAAGAAGAACTGTTAAAGGATCTTAGCCCGGAACTGAAAGCTTATCTGGAAAGTATGAGGAAGAGCGTCGATGATATGGCTAAGAAGGTGGGCGATTCCATTACCAACTCGGCAAACGAGGCTAAGAAAGAAACAGTCCGTAAGCAGTTGAAGGATGCCGGTCTTCCGGATAGCTGGCTGGGACGTGTGGACTTGGCTTCGGAAACCTCTATCGAGGATCAAATCAATGAGCTTTCCGAAGAGTTTACCGGAATCCAGCAAAAGGCGATCGATGATGCCGTGGCCCGTGGTGATTACGCTCCCGGTTCCGTGAATCTTCCGGAGCGTTCCGAGGCGGATTGGGCGAAGCTGATGGATCAGGATGCCGACAAGAGTGCGAATAATCCCGGTGTGGTGAACCTGGGTATTGAATAATCCAAGAAAAGTGTAACGTTATGTACAGAAAAAGAGAAAGAGAATTCCAGTATCCTCCCGGAATTGAAAAGATTATTGAGGATGTGATCGGCGGTGGGACGATTGACCGCCGGGATTTGCGGAACGCTTTGTTCAATGGCAAGTCGTTGGACGAGCTTCCTCCGATCGTGATCGTGGTGAAAGATCCGGAAACGGGGCTGTATCATGTATTGAAGACGGCGATGGCTTCCGATGCTGGCAATGAAACTACTTATAAGGTGTCCAAGAATCATCTGTTTGGTGTGGGTGACTTCGTGACGATTGGTGGAGCTTTGACAGGCGCGTCCGATAAGATCACGGCTATT